TATATCAATGCCGATGTGGTTTATGAAGGCGAGTTGGTCAAGCAGGATAAGCTAACCGGTGAGATTGAGATTGACCCTGACAAGAGAGTTAGCGATAAAAAAATAGGCTATTTTGCATTTATTGAAACGCTTAATGGGTTCCGCAAATCACTCTATATGACTGTTGAAGAAGTAACAAAACACGCGCAACAGTTTAGTAAAAGCTATAGCAATAAAAATAGTGTATGGGCATCAGACTTTGATGCTATGGCTTTAAAAACATGCCTGCGGCTGTTATTGTCCAAATACGGCATTATGTCTGTCGAAATGCAGAAGGCTTATATTGAGGATTCGGCTGATACAGCCAGTTTGGCTGATGAGGCGATTAGTGCTGAATATGAAACATTAGATACTGAACCAATAGAACCAGAAGAAGCACCAAACTAGGAATACACCTCTGAGAGTATATTTAGTGAAGGTGAAGGCTCCAGCTCCGCGTTGTAATGCGGGGCTAGGGGTGTTTTCGTAAATACTATTTTCAGCGAAGCGAAAAGGAGTGCCGGTATGCGCGAATGCAACCTTCTCAAGCTAAAAATCAAATGCGAAATGGAGAAGCGCAGGCTGATCGACCTGGCCTGGAAGTACGGCCTGGAGGATATGAGGGTTATAAAGCAGAGCCAAAAGGTAGATAAGCTGGATAAAGAGTTGCAAAGGAGGCTGGCCGGGTGAAAAACGGCAAGAATCCCACACTGGCGCAAAAGAAACTGATTGCAGAACATAAACTCAATCCGCAAAACTGGCTTATAGTCAAAAATCTGCCCGAAGAGATGCACCTTATGCACAGATACACGGGAAGGCTGAGAATTTTGAAAGTGAGGCGGGCGGTATGAATTACGACAGCTACGAAATAAAAGAACTGCAGAAATGTTACAACCTGATAAGCCTTGAGATAAAAAAGGAACTCACTAAATCTCATTTAGATCAAGTAAATAAATACCTTGACGCAGTAAGGCAGCAAATAGAATTAGTAAAAAATACTGAGTTTGAGCCGGTTGTGTACTTGCAACGTCGTCAGGAATACAGCGGCAAAGTCAAATACTACGTCGGCGTTAAAATTCTCCCGCGCGTTCCTGATGCTGAGAATATGTACTATGAGATCAGGGATGTGAAAACATTCTCTGGCAAAGAGCGCAAAGCTGCCTATGAGTACGCAGGGCAATTAGTAGAAAAGTATAACGCTAAGCCGATATGCGAAGATTAGGGGTGTCCAGCAATGTATGACAAAATTATCGATGACATACAAAACAAAATCACTGAAATAGATAAAAAAGTAAAAGAATTGCAGAAAGAAAAAGAAGTATACTTAAATTTTGTGAAGTCTGTCAGGGATATGAAGGCAGTTGAAGACCGCAAGGCAGGCAGGCTAGCCGTGCAGAAAGGCATTTGCCCTTTCCCTGATTCGTGCAATCAAAGGAATTATTGCACTGCTGACCATTGCAATGCGGATGCGTGTAGTAATGGTTATGCTTATAGAACATCATGAATTAAGCAATATATTTTGCAGGTAAAGGAGTATGCCCGCGAACTACAGGAAGAAATCCAAGATTTTATAGACCGAGGTTAAGGGCAGTTTACTACTAAGGAGGCCGAGACAATGCCTGAGCGGGATTGGCAGAAGGACTGGAAGTGGATTGAAAGCATAGCCGGTTTGTGGGAAGTTTCGGCATCTACCGTCTATGCCTTCGGTAAATACTGGCTCCAAAAAGTGATGGAATATGCAGCTGAGATTAGCGATCTAGAGGAAGAAAACCGCAAACTTTGTGCCGTGGCGGAGGCCGTGGAGCAACATATTGCCTGGCATCCATCACACGGGCCATGCTGCTGTAAAGACGCCAAAATACTTGAAGCCCTTGCCGTCTACAAAGGAGTGAAGGGCGATGTGTAACTTAAACAGATTAGTTAAAATATGCCACCAAAACGCAGTAAACAAGGGGTTTTGGGATAAACCTCGTGAGTTTGGCACTTTGATTGCTCTAATACATAGTGAACTATCTGAAGCCCTCGAAGCTGATAGGTGTGATAATAAAGAACAAGTCGCAGAAGAACTCGCAGACGTAGTTATACGGGTGTGCGACCTGTGCGGCGGTCTGGAGGTGGACCTGGAGGCAGCCATACGTGACAAAATGGCTAAAAACGCCGCCAGGCCGCGCTTGCACGGCAAGCGGTACTAACAACGCCTCGAATATCAAGCGGTGAGGGAATTGAGAAAAATGACTGAAAAACCAGTTGTTAAATTAGAGATAATTGGAATCAAATGCGATAACCCCAACTGCGATTATAAGGACGAAACCGCAAAGTTTGAGGATTGGCCAATGTGGTTAAATAAACCCTGTCCCAAGTGCGGCGCTAACTTATTAACCGAGGAAGATATGACAACAATAAGGCTTTTGATGGGATTAGTTGACTTTGCAAACCATCATATGAAGCCTGCAAAAGAAAGTAAAACTGTAAGGATTCCAATAGAAATGAACGGGACGGGAATTGCAAGGTTTAAATTGGTAAAATGAAACCCCTTGACGAGTGCTTCTATTACCTGGTTCGAGCCGATGGCGGCGGCATACCAGAAAAAGACGTTTACTTCGATGACGCCCTGGAGCATATCAGGAGGTGGTGGGAAGATGAAGTATGTATGCGTTTCAGGTGGCGCAGACTCTACCGCTTTGGCGCTTCTTCTCTGGGAACGGGGAGAAGATTTTGAAATGGTCTTTAGTGACACAGGAGCAGAACTGCCTGAAGTATACTGGCTTCTGCCGCGGTTGGCGCAGTGTACTGGGAAGAAGCTTACGGTGGTTAGTAATGGGTCATTCTTTATGCATCTACATGAATACGGCTATTATTTGCCAGGGCCGCGTATGCGATGGTGTACAAGGCTACTAAAACAGGTTCCACAAGACAGGTATTTTCAAAGCATCGGGGCGGAAGAAGTTTGTGTTGGGATTAGGGCTGATGAACCTAATCGACTACACACAAATGATAAGCCTCGTTATGGAACGCTTCAATTCTTGTATCCACTTGCTGAGGCTGGCTACGGCAAGAAAGAGGTCAAGGAACTATGCAAAAAACACGGCCTGCTTAACCCGGTGTACGAATGGCGGTCTAACGTCTCCTGTTTCTGCTGCTTCTTTCAGAAGGTAAGGGACTGGATCGGACTCTTGAAACATTATCCGTCTTTATTTGCTATTGCGGAAGAATGGGAAAGGCAGTCTATCCTAACAACTGAGAAAGGCTATACCTGGCGCAAAGGATATACACTTGAGGCTTTACGAAAGGCAGACGAACAGCAACTGAAACTCTGGCCCGAGCCAGAAGGTGAGCCGTGATTGATTTGTACGGTGTAGATACGTAAACCAGCGCAGGCCTGGAGAGGTTGACAATTTAAAATTCATTTTGTCAAAGGAAGGAGGAACCGGCATTCATCCCATCCCTAAGAGGAAGGGGTCTTCTGCCGAGAAAACGATAACAATGCAAAAGATTGATGAATTTGATTGTGTCGTAGCAGTGTGCTACAACGGTCTAGCTTATGTTGTTGATTTGCCTGAAGATAAGAGAGAACTGCTTGACGGTGCATGTTGTGATGACAACCCGTTTGAAAACATTCCGAAGAAAAAAGGGATTTACATGTGTAAGGTGGAGGTATGGCACAATCCTGGCTACTTTGAAGGATACCGCGCGCCTGGAGAGGACTGGTGGGAATTTCGCATTGTTAAAGCTGAAACTACACTGGACGGCATCCTCGACGGCCGGACGTGGGACGAGGTGCCGGAGGTGTAGCCGTGAAGAAATTCCTTCTCTACCTCCTCCGCTGGCAGCTCAGCACGCCAATCCTGGCCATTGTTACCGGCTGGCTGGCGTGGATGGGATACTGGCCGGCGGCAGCGGTGGCTAATCTAATCGGCGGGTGTGTGTTCTTTTGGGTGGACAGGTGGATTTTTAAACAGAGGTGAAGATATTGCAATACAACGAGTTTCTTGATTCTAAAAGAATTGTAGTGCCTCCGTCGGGGATTACGATAAATTACAGAGAGATAAACAAAAAACTTTTCCAATTCCAAAAAGACATAGTCAGATGGTCTTTGCAAAAAGGTAAAGCGGCAATCTTTGCCGGCTGTGGACTTGGAAAGACACCAATGCAACTTGAATGGGCAAGGCACATTCATAAAAACACTGGCGGCAATATAATCATTCTTGCTCCTTTAGCGGTATCTCAGCAGACCGTTCGAGAGGGGCAAAAATTCGGCATTGTTGTAAATCCATGCCGCCAGCAGAGCGATGTAAAGCCAGGTATAAACATAACAAACTACGAGATGTTGCATAAATTCAAGCCAGAGTCTTTTGCAGGAGTGGTACTGGATGAGAGCAGTATTCTGAAGTCATATGACGGCAAATTTAGAACCACAATTATAAAGTCATTCCGAGAAACACCTTTTAAACTTGCCTGTACTGCCACGCCAGCCCCGAATGACTACATGGAGCTAGGCAACCATGCCGAGTTTTTAGGAGTAATGACCAGGACGGAAATGCTCTCCATGTTCTTTGTGCATGATGGCGGGGATACATCCAAATGGCGACTGAAAGGCCATGCTAAAGATAAGTTTTGGGAGTGGGTTGCGTCCTGGGCGGTGATGTTGGAGAAGCCGTCAGACTTGGGGTATGAAGATGACGGGTTTGTCCTGCCGCCGCTGAATATTCACCAGGTAACGGTTAAGGTTGATACTCCGCCGGAAGGTTCACTTTTTGTTGTTGAGGCCCGCACGCTTGACGAGCAAAGGAAAGCAAAGAAAAGCAGTATTGCCGATAGGGTGAAAGCTTGCGCCGAGATTGCCAATTCCCTTGATGAGCCCTGCATAATCTGGTGTTACCTGAATGACGAATCGGAAATGCTTGCAAAGGCGATTGAAGGAGCGGTAGAAGTCCGGGGTAGTCATTCGCCGGAGTATAAGGAAAAGGTGTTGCTGGACTTTAGCGAAGGCGGGACACTAAAGCTTATCAGTAAAGCTAAAATCACAGGCTGGGGGATGAATTGGCAGCACTGCTCTAAGCAAATATTCTGCGGCATAGACCATTCTTTTGAATCATGGTACCAGGCCATTCGCAGGAGTTGGAGGTTCGGACAAACTAAATCGGTTGATGTTTATGTGGTTGTGTCTGAAGCTGAAGGGGCAATCGTCGAAAACATCAAGCGTAAGGAGAAAGAGTTTAAGGAAATGCTGGAAGGTATGGTTGCAGCAACACAAGAGATAACTAAGTCTAATATTCAGGGAACAAAACGGGAAACAATGGAGTATATTACCAATGTTGCCAAAGGTAAAAATTGGACTGTTTATCTTGGTGATTGTGTTGAAGTTATAAAAGGCATTCCAGACAATTCAATCCATTACACTATTTTCAGTCCACCCTTTGCAAGTTTATACACCTATAGCGCAAGCGAGAGAGACATGGGCAATTGTAGGACGGAAGAAGAGTTTCTACAACACTTCCGTTATCTGGTTGACGAGTTATACCGGGTGACGATGCCGGGAAGGTTGCTGTCGTTCCACTGCATGGACATTCCGGCCATGAAAGAGAGGGATGGCTATATTGGACTAAAGGATTTTCCAGGAGATTTAATCAGACTATTCCAAAGTGCCGGATTTATTTACCACTCAAAGGTAGTTATCTGGAAAGACCCGTTAATCGAGGCAACCAGGACAAAGGCATTGGGCCTGATGCACAAGCAACTTGTCAAGGATTCGGCTATGTGCAGACAGGGATTACCTGATTATCTAATCACAATGCGTAAATCGGGAATAAACAAAGAGCCAATCAGTCACCCGGAAGGACTTACTGAATACGTTGGACTAGACGAGCCTGACGCTCTCAAAAAAGAACCGACACTAAAAGACAGCCGTAAACATCGAAAAACGTCCATGCACAGGGCAGATCCGGTATATTCTCACCACGTCTGGCGGCGCTATGCAAGCCCGGTTTGGATGGATATAAACCAGACAAATACGCTTCAAAAGGAATCGGCCCGTGAACATGCTGACGAACGCCATATTTGCCCCTTGCAACTTGATGTTATCGAAAGGGCCTTGCAATTATGGACAAACCAAGGCGATATCGTTCTTGACCCCTTCGACGGAATCGGTTCAACCGGCTATGTAGCCGTGAAAATGGGAAGGAGGCATATCGGTATCGAATTAAAACGCAGCTATTGGCAACAGGCGGTAAAAAACCTGGAAAAAGCTGAAATTGAAGCCGGACAGGTATCTTTGTTCACTGAAGTTATTGATTTTTAGGCGGGAAAGACAATGAACTATATACGAGAGCTTAACGCATTCTATGACTGGCTCGAAACAAACTCTGTGTCACTATCTGCATTCGCTCTATGGCACGTATTGATGCACATGGCGAATAAGGCAGCATGGACAGAGGAGTTTGCGGTAGCCACGTCGGTGTTATGCGCTAAGACCGGATTATCTCGACGAGCTATTTATGATGCTAGAAATGAGCTTAAAACAAAAGGAAGATTGGATTGGAGATCCCGAAAGGGCAACCAATCATCAGTTTACAGGTTAATCCCATTGTGTGCAGATAATGCACACAATACTTCACACAAACACGAAGAGAAAGCATTGTGTGCAATAACTGCACGCAATGGTGCACACAATGCTTCACACAATACTGCACACAATGGTGCACTATTAAATAAACTAAACGAAACTAAATTAAATAATATATCTTGTTCTAACGAACAAGAGCCTTCGGCTGATGCAGGCAGTGCAGGTGTAGCAGACTTGACCAGGGAACGCGATAGCCACCCCAAAGGCGCGGGTGTAGCAGACACGAGCAAGAAATGCGATAGCCACCTCTCTGACCGGCCGACAAACAGAGAACTGATTGCTGAGCTTGTTGATGCTTACCGTCAAGTTATACCGCCTGAAAAACACCAAAAAGGAGATTACCCCTTTATAGGCCGCCTGTACAACGAGCACGGCTATGATGCCGTATTGCTTGCTATAAACGAATTGGGCTATCGAACAGAAAGCGGCTTTGTGCCGGATAACCCGCTTATCTACCTGAAGGCAATATTAGAGAAGAAAAAGATACATCCGGCGCAACAACACCAGCATCAAAAGAAAATGTCACGAGCTATGCAAACTCTTTATGAATTCGCACGAGAGGAAGATTGAGAATGACAAATAAAGAGATATCTGCTCTTTTAGCTCTTGCAACGGCGAACTTCCCGCATATTTCTGAAAAAGACATGAAGCCAACAGCACTTCTCTGGAAAGAAATGCTATCAGATATACCTTTTGAAGTAGCAAAAGCGGCTCTAATTAAGGTCCTTGCCACGGCAAAGTATTGGCCAACCGTGGCGGAAATCCGCGAAGCGGCTACTTCTTTGACTAATCCTGATATACTACCAGCACCTGAAGCTTGGGCGCAGGTAATGAAAGCTATTCGGTATAACTGGTCTGTAGACAAGCTAGATCCAATAGTGCGGAAAGCTATAGAGGGGTTCGGAGGGCTTGACGGGATAGGTTATTGTGAAAATATTGATGTGGTGCGGGGACAGTTTATGAAGGCATACGAACAGTATGCCAGCAGAGAGAAGGAAATGGTTGTTCTGCCGTCTTCGGTACGGGAATTGGTTGGCAGGGCAATGCAACAATTACCTGGTACTATTGATGTGAATCATGGCCGGGGAAAACTGGACAACTAACGAAATAGAGTTTTTAAAAAACAACTACGAGACGCACAGAAATGGTCTAAATCGGGGAGATAATCAATTGGTCATATAAAGATATATACCATGGCGAAAACAGGTTCTAGAATTAGAGGTTTAGCGAAGGTTCTAAGGAGGGGTGAAGAGGTGGCAACAGAGATAGTACCTCGAAAAAATGCGTATTCACCACGAAGTGCCGGGTGGACACTGTACAGGCCGCAGGACGTGGCTGAGAAGTTGGGGCGTCCGCTGGAAGAGGTTGATCGGGTACTGGAAGAGACTGGATTTAATAAGGCTGTAAGAATCAGGGAACTTTTAATCAAA